TCTGTATAGTAAGGTTCCCCGACGAAAGGATAATTAAATAGGGGATAATTTACATTCAAACCTATACGAGCTTCATTTTTGGTCCCGCAAAGTAGGTAATTAAAATTTAAATTAACTGTTGGATAATTTATGATTTCTCTCGCAACCAAACCCCTCTTGTTAATTTGGTTTATGTCAAAATGGGGAACGTTAATAGCATAGCTAACAGATTGAATCCTGTCGATACTATGAAGAAGATTTAATTGTCTATAAGCCCCAGTCCCATCATCAACATACGCAAAATCGTTATGGGGACTCCCACCATTATAGTCTACAAAATTATATCCACTTTCCGGCGCAGGGCCCACGTACAGAGCCTGACAATTGTAAATTACCCTCGGCTGAGCCATTATTTTTCCCCTTCATGAACGCTCGCATATAATATTCCAGCCAAGAAATCATCCACTTGATGCTCATAGGCGACATCTTGAACCTTCTTAACTCTTTCATGGTTTCTGTCTGTGGGCTCGGCTGCGTACCTTCCTGCTTTAGCTAGCCAGTTTGGCGGATCTTCGTTAGCTATTACTATGTTCGTTATTTCTCGCGCTACTTCTTTTTGCTGTTTGCTTAGTCTCTTGCGCTTATGAATCCGCCTCAGAGAGGCTTCTACCTCCAAGTTCAACTTGTCCGAAAGGTTTAAGTGTTCCTGTATTCTAGAAAGACTGAAATTAAGAGTCGCCTTGGTTCCTATCGGGGTCTTCTTGTCTTCTTCCTTTGGTTTCTTAGCTCCCGTAGGACGGCCTGTCATTTGTGCCATCTTTGGGCCACCTATTAGCGGTTCATACAAGCCTTCGTTTTTAAGCTCTTGAAATCTCTTTTGCGACTCAAGAGATTCTTCCGGCGTTGGGAAACGGCCAGATTCAATAGCCTGCATTCCTTCTTCAGCGGTCAAAACACCAAGTTCAATCAAGCGACTATAAATCCGAGAATAAACGGAAGTATCCCGAAGGTCTACCTCTTCAAAATGAGCCAGAGGATAGTTTTTGAATCCCATCTCTTTTGATACTCTACGGATTTCCGGCATCAAGAAATTCTCTAGGAAGACTCTGCGTCCCTGTTTAAGCCTCTCCATGAACACCTGAACCTTGATACTGGTGTTGGCAAATTTTTCATCACTTAAAAGAATGTTGTTCAACCCCATTTGAATATCCTGATTAACAACATCATATTTCTTCGGATCCAAAATATTACCTATATCGGGAATAACGAATTTTGCCTCGGTGGTATAATCAGAAATTAACACTCGACCCACGGATTCGTTTTCGAAGAGCTTCTGCATTGCCATCAGATTTTTTTGGTTTACTCCCCCGTCTTGAGGTGTGGTTCCCATTGTTATCAGGAGAATGGCTTGATTGGTAGTTCTCGCAACGGCCATGTCCATTTGCTTCATTTCCTGCTTCCAGTTAATGTCTTCCAACACTGGATACCCCATGGGTACGGCAAAAGGTTCGTAGTCCTGCTTTTTATAGAAAACAGCAACTAGCCTATCGGTATTAAGCGGAATCGTGACGGCAGCCATTCCGACATTCTTGCTATCCTTTATTAGTTTCTTAGTTTCTTCTGGCAGGCTTTCAAACACTTCCCTTTGTTCGTCTGTTTGGGGATTTCGTAAGATTTGCAGTTCATAATCGGTGATCACCTTGTAATAAACCCCGCTACTAAAAGCTATACTTCCTTGAAGTTGGATATCAGAAGGGTTAAGGATTATATACTTTGAAGGAATTTCGATGTTCTCGTTGGCCTCGCTTAAGCCAAAAGTTTGGTTGATTTTTAAAGCATCAGCCTTTTCCATCTTAGCGTTAAACCGATAAATAAAAACATTTCCAGAACGGTAATATTCCCGGAAGAATCTACTTTGAAGATCATCAATATTTATTTTACTAAAAAGTGTTTCGAAAAACTCTCTAGATTTACGACTTCCACCAGTATAGTATAAATTACTAATGGAAAACTCAGTCATCAGGTCGATGGTATTCCTGAAAACCGAGAAATTATAATAGGCTTTTTGACACAATATAATAGTATCCCGTACTTCGATATTGGAATTATCGGAAACTCCTCGTGAATACTTAAACGGTATCATACCGTTTTCGATATTCCTAAAGCGGTCAGTCCTTACAATGTCAGCAGCCCTGTTCCTCCGCGTCCGTGTAGAACTAGCTACAGTTTCATGCTTAGCCATTAAAGGTTCCGCACCTTGTTCCGTTTTCTTCCTTACCGCCATCTTTTACTTTAAAATTACACCTAAGCTATCATTCTGGGAGTAAATGTATGATTAACTTGGGCCACCTTGGTATTTTTAAGATCATTATAGCACTTAATAGCCCAGTTCCCCAACATTAAAGTGGTATAGTTATCTTTTCTAGCTCTATTAGTGGCGGTACTTCTTTTGAGGTGCTGCGGTAAATCAAAGGTTTGGGTGCCTTTTGCTGTTGTTTTAACCTCCACAAGGGCGCATTGCTTCTTGGATTGATAAACTATGTCGTCCTGAAACTCTATTAGATCCCCCTTGTCTTCATAGGGCATCAATTTAACCGGAACCGCCTGAGACGACACCTTGTCGAAAAAACTTCCGCAAGCTGCTGTGCGAGACGCAAACCATATTCTTTTATGATCTATGGATGCTTGCAGGTGCTCATTGGCTTCCCGGAGGAAAGTGGAAGTAAACAACTGTTTAAAGCAAATTGTGTTCTCTTTTTTATTATATTGGTGTTTGGCTGACAATAGCATCTTTTGGTAATCCACTCCCTCCTTGTCGCTATTAAAGTCAAAAAAGTTTATTTTTATACGGGAACTTTGAAATAATTCGGATTCATTTGCGCTGTCTATAAATTGGTACCCTGCGTTATCTATAATTATCATAGAGAAATTAAAATAAGTTACCAGATAGTAAAGGTACTTTATATGGTTCTTCAGGTCTCCTCCAGCAACAGCGTATCCATGAACCAATGTGGCGGTGGTGGTTTTTTCTTCGTCCAATTCCAACACGGACATTGCAAAGAAATCAGATGATGGACTATTGCTGAAGCTGGGGTCTATAGCCAAAATATATTCCTTGTCTTTTTCCCCTTTTACTAAAGTGTGCTGCTTTTCTCCATCGGGGATAGTACACTGATGCATTTTTTTCGCACTGAAATAACTATCGCTCCCATCTGTAAATTGAGCCGCATATTCCCGCAAAAATGACGAGCTGGAAGCTCCGCCTCCTCGAGCTTCCTCGATCACGGTGCTATCGATCATATCAGAAGGGATGGCATCAAAACCCATCTGCGAAATAAAATAACTGGATTGCATAATCTCATCTGAATAAATATTGTTCATCCATTCCTTATAAGTCCTGTACAAATTCTCGAAGCTGTAACTTGCCGAAGATAACGCTATCATTTTTGAATTATTTCCAAATACAATTCTTTCGCTTTCCTTCATGTTCCCCTTGGAAATCAAGTCATCTTCCATCTCCCTTATTCTAATTCTCTCTGCCATGTCCTGAGGAGCTACCAAGAAGGGCATCAGCACTGATTTAATGGTGTCTTCCGGAAGCAACATAAACTCATCAAGCACCAACACATTAGCGCGAAAACCACGAATCTTTTCTCCACTTAAGGGAATGGCGGTAATAGTCCCTTCATTTATTCTCCACTCGAACTGGTCGTTACGTTTTGACTTGGCTCCAAAAGCGTGAGCCAACATTTGAGCTTCCTTTGATTCGACTATCTTTTCTATATTGTTAAAAATAAATCTAGCCGTACGAAAGGTGGGCCCCGCTATGAGTATCTTCGTTCGGGGTTCGAAAATGCATTGCAAAAAACAATAAATAGCCGCGATGAAAGTTTTCCCACAACCACGCCCCCATACACACATGCTGAAGTTTCGATTAAAGAAGGCCTTTAAGGTAATCTCTTGGTAGAGGGCCAATTTAATTCCCGACAAGAGCTCGGTGGTGAACCCGAGGTTAGAACGCATAAATTTAGCTAGTGTGATTTTGGCTTGGCGATCCCCAAGTGCCCCCTTTAACGCAAGGGACTCCTTGTTTATGTCTACAATGGGTCGGTTATATTTTTCCGGACAATACCACATATCACAACAATTTCAAATCGTACGCTAACTGCAAATCAAATTTGGTTTTTAGTATTTTGGTTAGCAAAAGCTTTTTGACGATCCTTACGCATTCTACTCTTCCATCCACAAATAAAAATTGAATATGCGGAAATTTTTGAATTAACTCCCTAACATTATGAAAAATAAAATCAGGAGTTGCCCGAGTATTTTTTTTGTATACATATGGGAGCTTGTTGAACGCCAAACACTCCTCCAATTTTCTTTCAACGAGAATTACCATATACGCATCTTCTTCCTGTGCGCGTTTTATTTCATTTTCGAATCTCTCCAGACCTGCGCTTAAAGTCCCAATAAGATCAGGGACAGACTTTCTCTCAATGTAACAGTTTCCCGTTTTATCTTTGTCGTTAAGGCAATAGTCTCCGAATTTTAACCCTTTGACTTCCGTAGGAAAATCTTTTATCTGCAAAGGGTTTTGCTCTCGAGAATCAATGTAAATAAGATGATCTGCGTCAAATTCTTCGGTAACTTTTAATTTTTTAGGGATTTGACTGAATTTGTTTTTTAAGCCGATGTCCTCACACAGTTTGTAATAGTCTCCAAAAATTATTTGATAGTACGGGATAGGGGGAACCAAGAGGGTTCTGAGCTCAACCTCAGTTGGGGCGTACTCCAAACCCTTCTCCCTCTTCCTTTTCGTGAGGAGTCCCTTGCAATACTTTCTGGCTTTTTCCATAGAAACCTCTTTAAGCCAACTTTTAAGGTTTCTCTTGTTGTTAAAGTCCGCTGAAAAATACTGTTCTTTATTTTTGAATTTTATTAGCTCGTGGGTATGGAGGTCCCGTCTAGGAAATTGAGTTTGATAGTAATCTCCTATTGAAAGCTTGTGAGCCTTTATGTGCAAATGAAGGTTCTTGTCTTTTTTGAATTCTTTTTTGCAAACGTTACATTCAACCATTTAAAATTTCCTCTTCGCTTATCCCCATGATGCGGGATTTAATCTCTTCCATGGATGTTAGTCGCTCTATCTCATTGGAAACATTTTTCTTTCTAAGCTCCGCTATCTTAACCATTTTATGCCGAGATTCCTCATCTTTCCAAAGTTCCACAAGGTTTAATATGGAGGCGGATTCTTGCATCATCTTACTCATGCGTTGACTTCTCTTTTCTTTAAGTTCGTTGAGCAGCTTGGTCTGTCTGTTGACGCATTGGTTGTATTCTGTTTGAGCCGTATTGATAGCTTCCACCAAGCTCATTGCCATTCTTCGACCTTCCGTATCTTCCGCGTTTTGATCCAGTAGCTGCTGCAACCTTTCGACCCGTCGCTGTATGTTTGAGGCAATCACAACCTCTCCAGAGAGGACAATATATTGATCAACCTCCTCTT